AGGCCGCTGCAAAATTCAAATTATTGGAGGTGCTATATGGCGACCCTGTAAAGGAGGTCACCTATGGCAAACGCACACGCATGGAGACATCGGAACGGGTACGGAAAACCGTGTCCTACTGAATGCATCTACTGCAAGAGCCGTCCCCAAGACGGTAAGTACCCAAACAAAAATGGCAATCGTCACAACCCCGCTTCAAAACGCCGGGGAAAACGCGCCAAGAAATAAACAAGTTTGCAGCGGCAGCATGGAAGGACATGCACTGACGCGAAGTTGGTTGCGCTGGAGTAGGCGGAATTGAAGGCGTGTAAGGCTTCGCCAGACTGGAGTCGAAGGTGCGCACCTGAGATGGCCCCGAGTAAGTCGCCTGACCCGCGGGGAAGCCGGTATCAAGCCCGGTCCGCTGCAAAAATCCCTCTAAAAAATCAAGGAGACTACGTGAAATACTGTCAGATATTGATTGCCGCAACCATGCTTTCCACGGTTGCCTTCGCACAGAAACCAGCACCAAAAGCTCCAGCTCCTCCGACTGCATCCGCTCCTGAACCTCAGTTATCGAGTACGGAAAAGATCGCACTCCAGAGCGTTCAATCGGAGTTTCAGAAAGTTCAGCAGGAACAACAGCAGGTTGTCCAGGAACTCCAGGCGATTGAGCGAGACATCCTCAAGAATCACCCGGGCTACTACCTCGACGAAAAAACAGGGACGCTCGCGAAAGACCCCAACAAAAAATAAGGAATAAAGCAGTGAAGGCGACGGCAAACGCGCAGAAACGGGTGCTTTTCGTCTTGAAAAGCAGACAAGTCTACGGATCGGGATATTCCACCAGCGGACTTCAGAACTCTGCGCAGTTCGTAGCCGACATGTTGAGTTACAACGGCTTTACCTGTAAGACAGTCACCGTAGTCGATGGCAATGACATTGACCGGGAAGCTCATGCTTTTCAACCCGATGTTGTGGTTCTCGAAGCGATTTGGTGTCCGCCATATAAGTTACGCGAACTCGCGGATTTATATCCAGCGGTTCTGTGGGTCATTCGCGGGCATTCTGAAATCCCGTTCCTGGCAAACGAGGGGATGGCCATCAAGTGGATCTTCGAATACCAGAAGATTCCGGGCGTCGTCTTCGCTGTGAATTCCGATCGAACTGCGAAAGACCTTTGCGCTCATTACCTGCCTAACTATTACCCGCAGATTGGCCGACTTGAGCAACCGGAAAACGACATCCTGAACATTGGTTGCTACGGGGCTATCCGCCCTCTAAAAAACCAACTTGCCCAGGCATTCGCAGCGATTCGTTACGCAGAAGAATGTAAAGTTCCGCTCCGCTTTCATGTGAACGCGACGCGGGTGGAACAAGGCGGCGAACAGGTTCTCAAGAATCTCCGTTCTCTTTTCGCGGACGACTGCCGTAATGAACTTGTCGAAGACGAATGGATTGACCGCGTTGGCTTCCTGACTTTGATCGGAAGCATGGACGTATGCATGGCGGTTTCGTTTACCGAGACCTATTGCATCGTGGCCGCAGACGCCGTCAGTCAACACGTCGCATTAGTTACCAGCTCCGAGGTCGCGTGGGCAAACCCAGAAATCCATGCCGACCCAAACAATATTTCAGACATGGTTGCGAAACTTCGGATCGCGCGTGGGTGGCGCAGGAAGAACCTCATACATAACAACCTGCAAGGATTGCGCCGGTACAACGAACTGAGTACCGAAATCTGGATCAACTTTCTGCACCAGTTCGATTAAAGAAGATAATTCATGGCGAATGACTACAATTCACTTCCAATAGTCCTGGACACGGACTTTGTTTCCTTCAAAGCGAATCAGACCCTGCAAACCCCAGGCTTCGGCATTCGTGTCTATAAAATTGCACTCTACGTTGCCTCAGGCGGAGCGTCTTCCGCCGGCACTGTCACAATTACTGATCCCATCGACAGCACTCTGCTCTATACACCTCTCCCCGTAGCAGCTTCTACTCCCGCGGGAACGGTTCTATTTACAGACAACATCGACACCCAAATCCAGTGGCGCGATTTCTCGGTCACGGGCCTGACTGCTACAGGAACTAAATTGCTGGTCTGGTACCGAGTCTAATCGTGAAACGATTTCTTCTTCTATCTTTATTGTTCCTGTTACCGGTATTGGCGCGCGCTCAATCCTCGTCCGGCGTATTGTCTATCAATAACGTTCCCGGGCCGTTTACCTTTACAGGCTCCGGTGTAACTTGCGTTGGAGTGGTTTGCACATTCGATGGGGGCGGGGGTGGAAGTATCACCTTGACCACAAATGGTACCTCCGGAGCTTCCACGCTGACGGGAAGCGCCCTGAATATTCCTGTCTATAGTGCGGGTTTGCCGTATGTCACCCCTGAATCCTATGGGGCGACCGGAACGGGAAATACGTACTTCGATGGAGTTATCAACTCCGGGACGGCTTCTATTGCCTCCGCGACTGCAAGTTTTACTTCCGCAATGGCAACGAATCACTGGCCGATCTGCGTAGCGGGAGCAGCTTCGGGCGGCGGACAGATGTGCGGCACGATCACAAGTTTTACAGATTCTTCGCATGTCGGAATCAGCTTTACGCCGACGGCTTCCGGGACAGGATTGGAATTCGCTTTCGGTGCGGATGATACCACCGCCTTTCAAACCATGCTGACAACGGCTCCTTGTTCCACAACCGGCTGTCGTATTGCGGTTTCCCCCAAGGGATATGTATTGACGGGCAGCCTTCAGTTTCCCCCGAAAAGCACTGTAGTGATGTCGGGAGCCGGGCCAAGCCTCCCAAATGAGATCAATAACTATCCTTCCGCTCTGGTGAATTCGAACAGCGGTTCGCGGCTGATGTTTCTGACAAAATCTCTGGCAGCGGGGGCCATTCAGTTTATCGGCACCAATTGTCCCGGTTGTCCGAGTACCAGTGCACCATTAAGTGACCGGATTGAGAATATCGCCTTTGCTGGCGGTACGGGAATCTTCCGGGATGGCGGCGGCAACGATGCCGTTGTCATTCACGGGTGGCAGTCGCTTTCCTTTGTGAACGACCAGGTTTACGGATTCACGGGCCGAGGGTATTACATTGACGGACCGGGATATATCGCCGGGATCAAGATCGAACTCAATTTGATTACCTTTAACGGCGGAGTGGGAATTCAGGTCGGAAGTACCCCGCAGTTAACCGGCAATATTGAGACGGTGAAGGTCGATTCGACGGTCATCGAAACCAACGGCGCACAAGCGGTCTGGCTGGATTCTCCTGCCGGAATCATTCAGGGATTCACGCTCAACAACGACATTATCCAATGGAACAACATTGCGGCGGCGGGAACAGAACTCCTGATTTCCGCAGCTCCGGCATCGTGCGAAATTCACGGCAACTACTTCGAAGTGGATAACCGGGGCGGCAGCCAGAGCACCGCCTATGTGAATGGCACCGGCACCGCGCAGGGGTGCAATTTCCACGACAATAACCTAGCGGCATCGGCGATTGTCGGGCCGCAGACATGGAATAACGGAACCACCAGTCTTTCGGCTACCTTCCAGGCCAATCGGATACAGAACATCAACGGGAGCTTTGTCGCGGACAGTAGTGGAAATGTCACAGGTACGGTAATTACAGGCACGAATTTTGCAGCCGGAAGTGCTACGCAGAATTCCGGGTTTAACGTTAATAGTTCTGTAACCTCGAACACCAACATGTCGATCAAGAATACCAGTACTGGAGGAAAGCAATGGTTCTGGTATACCACTGGGTCAGCCAACACGCCGACGCTTCCGGCTGCTGGATGGATGGGATTTTACGATGGAACGGTGACACCCTTCGGCATGAGCAATACGCTGGTGGAGTCCTTCGTGACTTTGCAAGCCCCTGTTTTTAATTCGAGCGCAACTCAAAGTACGGTCAGTTGTTCCACGTCGGGCACCGCGGTCTTTTCACAGCCGTTTGCCGGAACGAGTTACAAAAAGGTAATGATCTATCTAAACGCCTGTCTGGGAACTGCCAGTTATACCTTTCCGAATGCCTTCACGGATACACCAGGCGTCTTCCCGCAGCAACAGGGAACACCTTTAGCTGCCAGTTTGGTATCGAGTTTGAGCGCAAGCGCAGCAACCGTTACAGGCTCTACATCAACCGGAGTTATCTTTCTGGAGGGATTCTAATGAAATTCTTCAAGTATCTCGCGATTCCACTCTTTGCAATTTGCACAATCGGCTGCCCGGCTCAGACGGCGACTCCGAATGCGGTAGCGACGTTGATTATTACGGCGGCGGCTCAACCAGCCCAAGTCACTATTGTTCCAGTAACAACTACCGTTCAATCGGGAACCGTTGCCACGTACACCGTGACTGTGTCTGGATCGAATGGCGTTCCAACCGGGTCTATCCAGCTTTATAACGGTGCGACCTTAATTACCGGCGCTTCCGGCACGCTGACGAACGGCGTAACAACCTGTACCGTCAACACGAATGGTCAGGCACCGGGTACGTATAACATTTCTGCCGTTTTTACGAGTGCAAACCCAACCATTTACACATCCGGCGTTCCGCCGACCAAGTAGTTCAATCGTCCATTTTCCGGACAACTAAGGACACATTATGGCTAAAGAAAAAGCATCCCGAGCCAACGCCGGTATGGGCGGAAGCAAATCCGAAAAGAAATCCAAGAAGTCAAGTAGCAAGAAACCGCACTCCATCCATATTCGTCGCGGCGCGTCGGGTGGATTTATCGCAGAGCATCATCATAAAGCCAAGTCAGGTGAGATGACCCCCGAAGCCGAAGAACACGTTCTGCCAGATATGGATCAATTGCAGCAGCACATCGGCGAAAACATGTCGGACCAACCGGACCAGGAAGCACAATCCGAACCTCAAGGCGAACCCGGACAGGGCGAAGCGGCACCCCCTCCACAAGGAATGTAATGGCTACCAAGAAACAGAAGCAGAATAAAGTCGGCAAAGTGATGAAGGAGTTCAAGACCGGTACCTTGAAGTCGAACTCCGGACCCAAAGTCAAGAACCGAAAACAAGCGATTGCCATTGCTCTCAGCGAGGCGCGCCGATTAGGGAAACGTAAGAAATAACTTGGCCTTAGATTTCGACAACCTGAAAGAAGAGTACAGTGGGGCGGATAAAATCCCGAATGCCCTTCTGTATGAATACCTTGAGCAGGAGCGCGAAAACATCATCGCGTTAATGCAGGTTGAAAACATCCCCGCCTCAAAGCTCGGACAAGAAGTGCGGCGACGGTCAAAATCAGACCTGATGTGGCTTGCCCGATACTTTACCTGGTGTACGAATCCAGTTGGCGTCGGGCGACCGATTTCCGAGAACCAGATTGACGAACAATACTACCGCCCGGTCATCAATTTATTTGTTCAGAAGGATGACTCGAAAAGCATATCGCAGCAGTCTTCTGTAAAGACCCGATTGCTTTTGTGGCCGCGCGGTGGGATGAAGTCTACGATCGATCACGTAGATACAGTCCAGTGGATTCTGAACTTTCCCGACATCCGAATTCTCTACTTGACTGCCGAAGTAAGCCTGGCGGAAGGGTTCGTCGGAGAAGTCAAAGGTCATTTTCTTATCAAGGAAGATGAACCTTCGTGGATGAATATCTTCTTCCCCGAATTCTGTGTGGAAGAAAACAAAGCCGGAGCTAAGTTCCGATTCACTTGCCCGATTTACGCGGCCAAGAAAACGGGTCGCAAAGAACCAACGGTTTACGCCTCTTCGGTCGGCAAAACTAAGTCCGGCTGGCACTACGAACTCATCAAAGCAGATGACGGTGTCTCGGACGTAAACAGTATTACTTCAGCACAGTGTCAGACTGTATCAAAGCATCTGTTCCTCGCTGAAAAGTTGCTGGCCCTCGGCGGATATTACATCGACTATGTCGGCACCCGCTATGATGACCTTGACCACTACGGGGTCATGCTCGACCAGAACCTTGGCGATATTACAAGAACCACAGGCCCGGGCTGGGAGTTTACCGAGAATAGAACTACCGGCATCAACATCCTTGTCGGCAAAGCAATTCAAATCAAACCGGAAGTTGCCGAGCAGTTAGAAAAAGAAGGCAGACCCGTAACGTATCAAGAAGCTGGAGCCGACGGATGTATCCTCCTTCTGCCTCATATCATGCCGTTTTCATGGTGCATGATGGATCTCGCGAAGGATGAGAAGTCCTTCGAAGGTCAGCGAAACCAGAATCCCCGAGTTGCTTCGACAGTTGAGTTTACTCGCATTCTCCTGTTGAAGAACACGATCCCTTACGCGGAAATGCCCATGGTGGGCCCCGTGTCCCAGGTCTGGGATTTTGCATTCAGTAAGAAAAAGGGCAGAGACTACTCCACCGGTTGCTCCATTATGTGGGGCGAGAACGCAGACAAAGAAGCAGTTGGCTACGTTCAGGAAGTTGTCCGAGATCGGTTTAACCACCACACCCTGGCAAAAGCAGTTGTCGATTTAGCAGTTCGCGGTCGGCCTTTTATTATCGGCATCGAGAATGCCGGCGGTTCCCAGTTCTTAGAGTCAGCCATTATTTACGAGGCGACCAAGACCCGTGATCAGCAGATTATCGATGTCTGCTCTCGCATTGACTGGTTCCCTGTAGACAATCAGAACGAAGCCAAAAAGACCCGGATGCGCGCGCTGTATCCCTGGCTCTTGCGCGGTGGTTTGAAATTCGCGAATTACTGCATGAGCCCGAATCTCGAAATCCTCTACAGCGAGTTCGAGAAATGTCTGGCCAGTCATCATCACGACGACATTCCAGATGTCATCTCTCAGCAATTCCGGTTATACGCTCCAAAAGCCTATCAGGTATTCGTTTCCGGCAATGAAGAGATGTTCAGCAGTAAAGATTCGGCCTGGAACCTGATTTACGAAGATAACTGTGACCCCTTCGGACGCATCGGTTTCGGACCTCCGGTTCCTACACTCGAACAGGAAATTATCGAAGAACCGGAAATTCGCGCCGAGTCCTACAACGGACTTCCGAATTATCTAGGCGCTGGCAACTGGGGTTAAAGATTCAACAGGGCTACCGCCTGTTTAGAAAAAGTTCTACAGATTTTCTCAAAGGATTGCACAATGAAAGATTCTCTTATGAAACTGTCTGTCAACCAGACAAATCCCGGCGCTACCAAAGCATCGGATTTTCCCGTTAAAGTTCCGGCGCAAGGCATGGAACCCGGCAAAGACAAACTGATGGACGGCGTAACCGACCGTCGCGAAGTGAAAGAAGAAAGTTTTACGGTCGGACAGTCTTCAAGCGAAGAAGGCACCGCAGTTAAGTGTGACTGGGGTGTTGACTTGAATGATGGTCAGGTCACGCCGAACGTCGAAACCGAATAAGTTTGCAGTGGCGGGGCGTCATGATAGCCGGAAGGCTACCCCTTAATGTGTCAGCTTCGGAGCCACACCAGCGCAGGTGGATTTTAGCCACTGCAATTCACATCGTCCATTTTCCGGACAAAAGGTACCAATGCTTCTTCCCGAACCATTAGATGTTCACAAACAAATAACTCCCGAGGAAGCAAAGGCTGCCTTACCGCTAGGTCTGTTCAGCGACGATCCCGCCCTCCAGTTGCTCATTCAAGATACAGAACTGGCGGAGTCACATGAACTAACCCGTTCATGGGTTCTGTCGTGGGATCAGTCGAACCTTTTGTATCAATCCCCTTTTACGCAACGGTACTGGGGCGGGACGACAACCGAAGCGGCCAGTGTTCCCTTTTACACGGTAGCCACGGCAGTCAATGCTTTGGTTCCGCAAATCATCAATGGTCTGTTCTACGAGAACCCGCCATTCATGATTCAGAAACGTCCGGGGACTTCCTCGCAGACGGCCCGAGCGATCGGCGATGTTCTTGCTTACCAACTGGAGAAAATAGGCTTTCGCGAAGAACTCCGGCTCGGCGGCATCAACGCCGTTTTGTACGGCACAGAAATCTTCCAATACGGTTGGGACCGACACACCGAGACGCGGAGGATTTACAAACACAAAAATCCACCGGTAGAAGTTGCCAGCCAAATACCCGGGCAGCCGCCCTCCAAGATTTACGACGACGAGTTTGAAGAAACCACCGTCGAAGAAGTCATCGACCAACCTTCGTTCGAGCACATCGTTAACCTTCGCGAAGTTCTGGTTGACCCCTCATTAAATGTTCCAGACATCCGCAAAGCGAAGTATGTCATTCGCCGCCGGTATGTTACCTGGAAAGACTTAGACAAGCTCCGCGAGCGGCCTGGATTCGACATACCTTCTCAAGAGAAACTGCTTGAGTTGTTCCTGCCGCCCGTGGAGCCTGCTCAGGAGTCTACAGCCGAAGAAGGAATCAAGAACCCTCTTTGGGATGTCCGCTCAGAACCGCAGTACCAAGACGCCACCGTCAATCCGTTCGACAAACCACTCGAACTTTTGGAACGGTGGGATAACCAGACCTACATCGTCG